GCATCGGCCCGAACCTCGTCGAGGTGTTCCGCTCCGGCGTGTTCCGTGACGTGACGAAGGCGGCGAACCGGGTGAAGATGCTGTTCCAACACAAGACCGACACACCGATCGGGCGCGCGACCATGCTCGAAGAACGCCCCGAAGGACTGTATGGCGAGTTCAGAATCTCGAAGACCGAAGCCGGGGACGAGGCGCTCGAACTCATCCGTGACGGCGTACTCTCGAACCTCTCCGTCGGATTCCAACCGCTGAAGGACGAGAAACGGAACGGCGTCGTGAACCGCCTCCGCGCGCACCTCGCCGAAGTTTCGCTCGTCACGTTCGGCGCTTACGGTGACGCCGCCGGGATCGTCGCGGTACGGCAAGAGATCGAGAGACCGAACCTCGCCTCCGTGAAGGACATCGTCGCGAACCTGAAGAGGTAGGCGATGCCCTACTCGATACTGACCGACTCGCCCGACTGCGAGGGCTACGCGGTAGTCAAGACCGGGACGACGCGCGTCCTCGGATGCCACCGCACCCGCCGCGAAGCCGCCCGGCAGATCGCCGCCATCGAAGCGAACGAAGCCGAGGAGAACAACTACCGGGCGCTCCCCGACAACTACCGACCCGCACTCTCCCCGGACGTCCCCGAGGGTCGCGCCTGCGGCAACTGCATCCACTACGACGAGACGATGATCCAACAAGACGGCGAGAACCTGAAGGCGTACTGCCGACTCTGGGACGCCTACGTCGACGGGGCGTTCTACTGCAACCGCTGGGCCGGAGCCGGGGAACGCGCCGACGCACCCGCCCCTCCGGAGGATCAGATCGAAGGCTCGTCGAAGAACGAGCCCGGTTCGGCGGCGGGCAAGACGGGCGGCATCGAGGTATCGGCCGAAACGGAGAAGGCGCTCCAGACTAAGGCGACGACGCACAACGAGCAGATGAAAGAACGCGGACGCCCCGAATGGACTCGCGTCACGCTCGGCGCGCTGAAGGCCGTCTACCGTCGCGGCGCGGGCGCGTACTCCACGAGCCACCGCCCCGGCATCGGACGCCAACAGTGGGCGATGGCGCGCGTGAACGCCTTCCTCTATCTCGCCCGCACCGGGCGACCACAGAACGCCGCGTACGTCGGAGACAACGACCTACTCGACAAGGATCACCCGCGCTATCCGAAACCCGAGGAACGGCAAGAGGGCTACGTCCCGACCGACGCGATGGTCGCCGAGGCACGACGCGGACTCGAATGGCGCGCCGCGTTCGGACGCGGCGGAACCGAGGTCGGCGTCGCGCGCGCCCGCGACATCGTGAACCGCCGCCGACTCTCCCGCACCACGATCGCGCGCATGGCGTCGTTCTTCGCACGTCACGCGGTCGACAAACGAGCGCAAGGATTCCGACCCGGCGAACCCGGCTATCCGTCCGCCGGGCGGATCGCATGGGCGCTATGGGGCGGCGACCCGGGCGTCACGTTCTCCCGCTCCATCCTCGCCAACGGTAGGTCGTTGCAAGACGACACAGACATCCGCTAGAGTCTTCGGCAGGCCGCACCCTCGGCTCGTGCAGAGCGCACCTCCCCGCAAGGGACACCCGCCTCACGAGAGCGCGAACACCCGGTAGCACATCAGCACCGAACCCCAAAGGACAACACAGTGAACACTTTCCTCGCCCGCCTCAACGAGCAGCGCTCGCAGAAGGCCGACCTCATCGACGCAACCCTCAACCGTGCAGCGGAAGAGAACCGCGACATCACCGACGTAGAGGCCGCGAACGTCGCCGCCCTCGCGAAGGAGATCGAGAAACTCGACGAGCGCATCGTGCAAGTCTCGGAGATCGAGACCCGCAAGGCCGCCGCAGCCGAACTCGCCCGCAAGGTCGACGGCTCGAAGGTCGAGACCCGCGAAGCGTCACCCGCCCGCGTCACCCGCGAAGAGCGCACCTACCGCCCCGACGGCGCGAACTCGTTCATCCGTGACGCCTTCGCCGCGCAAGTGCTCGGCGACTACGACGCCCGCGAGCGCATCGCCCGCCATCAGCAAGAGGAGCGCATCGAGAAGCGCGACGTCACCTCGGCGAACTTCGCCGGGCTCGTCGTCCCTCAGTTCCTCACCGACCTTGCCGCACCCTTCGCGCGCGCTGGTCGTCCGCTCGCAGATCGCGCTCGTCGTCACACCCTCCCGGCTCAGGGTCTCACCCTGTCGATCTCGAAGGTCACGACCGGGTCGGCGACCGCCGTTCAGAGCGAAGGCGCAGCCGTTCAGGAAACGAACATCGACGACACGAAACTCGACATCACCGTCAATACCATCGCAGGTCAGCAGAACGTCAGCCGTCAGGCTCTCGAACGCGGCACGGGGATCGACTCGCTCGTGATGGCCGACCTTGTCTCGGCGTATCACACGAAACTCGACGACGAACTCGTCGACGCGCTCGAAGGCAACTCGAACATCACGATGGTCGATTACAACGACCCGACTCCTACGGTCGGCGAACTGTATCCGAAGATCCTCGACGCAGTTCAGCGCATCCAGACGGCGTACTTCGCAGGGCCGAACTTCATCCTGATGCACCCGCGCCGCCTCGCGTTCATCCTCGCAGCGGTCGACAACCAGAACCGTCCGCTCGCCGTCCCGACATCGAACGGGCCGACGAACGCAATCGCTACAGGCTCAGGGCTGGCGCAGTACGGGAACTCGGGCTACACGATCGCCGGACTCCCGGTCATCACCGACGCGAACTGCACCACGACCTTCGGAGGCGTGACGACCGAAGACGTGATCACGGTCGGCAACTTGCAAGAGTTGCACCTCTTCGAAGCAGCCGGGACTCCGTTCATGCTCCGATTCGAGGACGTCAAGTCCGCCGAACTCGAAGTGAAGATGGTCGTCTACGGCTACGCGGCCTACACGTCCGATCGCTATCCGGGGGCGTTCGCCCGCATCAACGGTTCGGGCACGAACACACCGTCCTTCTAACTCGAAGGCCTCGCGGAAGGCTCGGATCGGTAGCGGCATGATCCGAGTCTCCGCAGGCTTCAGAGCAGGGACGACAGTCTCCAAGGCTTCGTCCCGGGTCGGCGTCTCGAAGGCTCCTCTCGCCTCCTTGGGTCGAGCCTCGGACGAACCGCTTCCGGCTCGGGACGATTCATCCCCGAAGCGCAAGAAGAGGAAGAAGTAGGACATGGCGATCACGAACGGCTACACGACGCTCGCCGCGTTTCAGGCGTACGCGAACATGAGCAGCGTCACCGCCGACGAGACGACCACGATCGAGCAGGCCATCGAAGCCGCATCGCGCACGATCGACCGCATCGCGAACCGCCGCTTCTACATCGACGCCGCCGCGACCGCCCGCCTCTACCGGACGACCGACTTCTACACGCTGTTCGTCGACGACATCGGCTCGACGACGAACCTCGCCGTCAACCTCGACGCCGACGGGAACGGCAACTACACCGACACCCTCACGCTGAACACCGACTTCATCCTCGACCCGGTCACCGCCCCGCAACTCGAACGGCCCTTCACGCGGATCACGATGGTCGGCACGGAGACGTTCCCGCTCCCGATCTCGCGCCGACCTCAGGTGCAGGTCACCGCGAAGTTCGGATGGTACGACGGGACGCCGCCCGACGACATCGTCGAAGCCTGCCTCATCCTCTCGGCGGACTACGTCAAGCGCGCCTCGTCCGTCGGCGGAGTCCTCGGACTCTCCGAACTCGGCGCGATCCGGATGAGCCCGCTCGGACGCGACATCTCCGCGATCGTGCGCGCTTACCGCCGCGAGGTCGTCGCGTGACCCCGTCGACAGTCCGCGACAAACTGAAGGCCGCGCTCAACATCACCGGACTCCGCGTCTTCGACACGATCCCCGACAACGTCATCCCGCCCGCCGCCGTCATCGGGCAACTCTCCTTCGACTACGACCTCGTCTTCGCCCGGGGCGCGGACACCGCGACCGTCGACGTGATGGTCATCACCGGGCGGATGAGCGAACGCGCCGCTCAGGACTACCTCGACAACCTCCTACAGCCGACCGGGAACTCGTCCGTCAAGACGAAGATCGAGTCCGATCAGACGCTCGACGGAGCGGTGACGAGCGTCCGGGTGCAACGCGCCGAACCCGTCTCGATCACCGTCTCGGGCGTCGAGATGCTCGCCTATCGTTTCTCCGTCGTGCTCTACGGGTAGACTCGCCGCCATGAGATACCGCGTCACGACCCGCCGCCTCGTCGGCACGTCCGAGGGCGACCTCATCTCCGCCGAAGGACTCGCCGCTCTCGGCGTCGACGCCGCACACGCGGAAGCGTCCGGTCATGTCGTCGCCGTAGAGTATGATGAACCCAAGAAGAAGGGCGCTCGCAAGGACGCCTCCGACGCAGACAAGGACTAACGAATCATGGCAACAGTCACCGCACTCGGCAAGGCCACCGTCTTCACGGTCGGAGCAGTCGACCTGAACGACCAACTCCAGACGATCACGATGGAGAAGAACGTCGAGGCGCTCGACGCGACATCGCTCGCGGACACCTCGCGCCGCACGGCAGCGGGCCTCGAGTCGTCGACCACGACGTTCACCGTCCTCGGCTCGTTCGCCTCGGGTGAAGCGATCCAGACGATCTTCGGCGACGTCGGATCCGAGTCGACGATCGTGTTCGAGCCGCTTGCCGCCGCGCCCGGCGCGTCGTCGCCCCGGTACACGCACTCGAACGCCTTCCTCGCAACCGCCCCGATCGTCGTCTCCGTCGGAGAACTTCTCTCCATCACGGCCACCTACACGGGCGGCTCGATCGCGCAGGCGCTCGCGTAAATGCTCGACATCTCCGTCACCATCAAGCGGAAGGACGGAACGCAAGAATCCTTCCCCGTCTACGCCGACTCGCAGATCGCGTTCGAGCGGTGGGCGAAGACGTCGATCTCCGCCGCGTTCGACCCGAACGGGAAGCCGAAGATGGAGTCCCTCTACTATCTTGCATGGCTCGCCGAGAAGAACTCCGGCAAGACGGTGAAAGTGTTCGACGAATGGATCAAGGAGATCGCCGCGGTCGGTCACGAGGACGGCCCGGGAAACTAGGCATCCCCGGAGGCGGGGTCGCCGCCGAGATCGCGAACCTCGCACTC